GACTCCTTCGGGAGTCTTTTTTTTATGCTGACTTGACAAGTTTTAGGAGTATGATATAATAAGAGAGTAACATTGGCGAGTCAATGTTCAATCAACAATCATATCACTAAGAATATGTACAAGAAAGTAAAAATCGATCAGGATAGAGATTTTCCTATCGAAAAAATGAGGGTTAAGGAATCTGATGGACCAGATTACCCTCTTTTTGAGTTTAAGGGGTTTGCATCACGACCCGTAAAAGATTTAAAAAAGACACCAACTAAAAATGGTTCTAGAAAATCTGCTCTAATACAAGAGAAATTAGATTCTCTTATTGCATCTACATCAGGATTTCTGTGGTTAGTTTTTGGATGGCCAGTAAGTATTCTTATCGGAACTGAAGGAGAATACTATTTCGATCATCACCATCTTGTTAGAGCAATTGATGATAATGGATGGAGAAATGCACCTGTTGCACAATATAAACGTAGAAAAACAGGGAGTGAAGTTCTTGATAAATTATCTGATACAAGTGCTATGATCCTCATGGGTCTTCGTGCTAATGCAACAGATAATAGTGCAAATGCGGGAGTTAAAGATTTCTATGTAATTCGTGAATGTATGGA